ACTTCCGCTAGCCGCAATCGTTGTTGATTAACTTGTAATTCCGTCGGATAAAAACAATCTTGCTCCCGTTAGTTCGGAGCTTTTTTCTGTATCTAAATTAGATTGCGAAAAACGAGTCGGCAGCAACTCCACCTCCCTTGTTGCTGTTGCAAAAACAAATCCACCGCTTGCGTTTAGTCGCAGCACTTTTCCAGATGTCCCAGTGCCGCCCGTGGTGACAGAATCACTAATGTCAGCGGAAAGAATCGGCGTATAGTAAATATAGTTCTCCCATCCGCCGCTGTGATACACCCGCTTAATCGTAGTTCCTGCTCGTGAGTAATCCAATCCGCCTACGTTAGCCGTTCCATTGCGCACGAAGACTTCAAAGCCTTTGCCCTCAGCAGGTGTTACGGGGTCATTGCAAACTAGGGTTGCAACGGTGTGATAGAGCTTGTCATTTTCGGCAACGAATGATGCGGATTTCACTTCTGCCTCTGCTGCCGCACCATCTTCCCCCCTCGGTATCGTAAAATCAAACACCGCCGCGCTTGTCGTGCCGCTATTCGTCACGCTTGCATTTGTGCCTGCCGCGCCTGTGGTGGTTGTTCCTACTGAGACGGTGGCGGCAGACCCCGCTGGTCCAACTCCGCTATTTATAACAAAACTGCGCTCATCGCCGCCCTCGATGATTTGAAAATCTCTAGGCTCGCTGCTGACTGTAATTGTGAATTGTCGGCTCATATAATTTCCCAAGTTCCGCGCGTCAAAGTCGCCTCCACATTGTTGCTGTCAAAACAATCCGTCTCCACGGTGTAAATTCCGGCAATCAATGGCGCGTTAATTGCGCCGATTGTAAAATCCCATTGGCTTGCGGTATCGTCATTGATTACAACGCCGCCAGTAACGCTATCAAGTTGCGTGAAAATATTGCCGTCTGAATCTTTGATAGTCACAAGAACGCGCTCAAGCGTTCCGTCATAATCGCTATTTGATTCAACGATTTGAGATGCGGGATAAGTATTGCCAGTGGCAATTGTTGCCCAGTTCCAGCGATACGGTTTCAATTGCAAGCTCATGCGCGTAATTTATGTTTTTTTTGTTGATAATCAAGAAAATAATGCAAGTCCTTGCGCCTCCCTGCCTTGCCGCAAGTTGATAGGTAGTGTTGCCGCGTATCCGCGCTCAATGCCTTGCTCCCATTGCGTAACGTGATGCGCTTTGACTTTGATGCCAGGCGGGGCAAGATATAATGCTCGCATATTAAGCCATGACTCCGCGCACATGCACCTGTCAATCGTATCAGCGGCGATGCGTGCCGCCTCCACATGCTCGCGTGTTGCGCTCCAGATGCCGCCCCACGCTTGCGATTTGCCGCGATAGGTAATGCGCATGGCTTTTGCTTCTCCTGCCTCTGCGAGCCAATCCGCGCATTCTTGTGATAGCCAAATGTCGCAATCCATTTTCATGACGACTTCCCCCGCTTTGGAGTTCGCAATCATCCCATCCATGATGCCTTTAGCGCAGGCGTTGCCATACATGCCCTTGCCATGCGTGCTGTAGTAGCCGTAAACAACGTCATCTGGTGGTGTTGCCCATTCTGTCGGGTCGATCATGATGTCAGCTTGCCAACCTAGTGACCGCATCCGCGCTTGGCACGCTCTAGCAACGGGCATGTCTGATTCTCTGGATAAAATAAAAGCTCTCATCATGTGCATGTTTCTACGTCGAATCCTTTTTCTTCCAGTGTTACTGCTAGTGGTCGCACCTCTACAGATTCGCCAACGCTGTGCAATTTCCCACTGACAAATGAAAGTCTCACTAGCTGCGTTGGCACAACTCCTGGCTCTGTAGGGCAGTTCATGATGCGGAAATCTGCCGTGAGCCCCGTGCTGTGATAGATGTGTGAACCTGTCAGAAACGGCTCTAGCTTCACGCCGCTGCCGTTTGCAACGAGCGTTGCCAGTTTGTAATTGTAAACGCCGTCAACTGTATCAGGCACATAGTTGCGTGACTCCGCATCAGTTGATCCCGCATTAATTACGACGAGAATCAAATCCGTTCCGCCAAGAACGCGCCCGAACTCATCTTCCTTGACTTGCACAAAAATCCCATCGCCAACGGTTAGAGTAAATTTTGTCGGATCGTTGTTTATGTCCAGCCTGTTGTCGCATTCATGCAAGATCAATGCGTTCTCGGCATTGTCGGCAGCTAAGGCGCGCTCCGCAACGAAGCCTTGCGCAACGGTGACGTAATACGCATCCGATACGGGATCGCGCCCTAGCGTTAGCTGAAATGGATTCTGCTCCACATATTGCCGTGATGAAGTTCCAGACGGCGAACGGTCACGCAATCGCTGCAAAGACGAGCGAATGCCGTTTGCCCATTTCGCCGTGATCGGGTCGCCTGCTCGGATAAGATCAGGCAACTGAATAGGCGCTTCTCCGTTTCTTATTTTCATGTATCGTAAAGGAATGAATCATGTCCGCCGTCATCAGATAGCGTCCACTCTAGCGCCGTGCGGTATAGTTGCCCTGATTGCGATTGCGATACGTTTGTGAGCATCCAGTCGCGTGTGCCTGTCGGTTCTGGCGGCGTTCCTCGTGGCGTTGCAATCTTGCCTAGTTTGTTGATTTGCGCGGGCGTCAATTGGTCTTCGCCCTCGGTGGTTTCGTTCCAAGTGTAAACGCTCTTTTGATAGGTGGTTTGCCCTTGCTGGATGCGCGTTGCAAATTCAAATGCGTCCGCGCCTGCTAGCTGGTCAATGTATGTCACAAGCGCATTTGCCTCATTGTTAAGATACAAAAATCCATCGGAAATATTGTAGTTTAGCTGCCCCTCGATAAGCATGCCAAGCAACGTCTTATCAAGATCAACTAACGGCTTCCATTTCGGATGCAACGAAAACGGAACGTCTGACAATTGCCCCGTGAGCGTGTATGTTGGCTCAACTCCAGGCGTTAGCTCGTCGCCCTCGAACTGCGCCGTGCCGCCCGTGGCGGTCACGTTAAAGGTGAACAAATCGCCATCCGTGCGAACGAATGTTACCGTGTCGATTGTCAGAAACTCGTCAAATGGTGACGGCACGCTAGGATCGACAACGGACAACAATGTCCCCTTTGTGAAGTTCGGCGCGAGGTCTGCGAAGTCTGCCGCCTTGATGATAATTTCATGCGTTGCCGTCCATCCGCCTGACTCGCTGCGCGTGATTGAAAGCCCTGGCTGAGCTTTCATTTCAAGCGGGGAAAATCCGAAAATTGTTGCTGCCATGATGTTTAGTTGCTGAATTTTGCGCCTGATTGCATTTTTGTATGGTCTGAAATCTCTTTCAGATAACGCATCATTCCTTCAAATGTTTTTGGTAATTTTTTTACTTCTAAATCTGGTGTTTTTGCTGACATTGACAACGCTGCGGCAGCGGGACTATTTCGCAAGTTCTCCATTGCCGTGTCAAGATATGTCGCCATAGATGCCGTGTCGTTTCCGATGATTTCATATATTGGTTGCTTGCCCTGCGCTATCAGTTCCTCGTTTCTTATTTTGCGTTCTTCGTTTGACACAACGGAAAGCGCAACGGCGTTCCTGGCGGCGTTTAGCATTTCATCAATGCCTTTCAGATAGACCACTTTTGCGCCCTCGATAATTGCAGTCCCGACGTATGCGCCAATCGCCGCAAACTTCTCGGTGTCGCCTTTTACAGCATCGGAAATGGCAGATCCAAAAAACTTGCCAGCTATTGTGAATTTTTCATTTAACTGCGGTAAGAAATTATTTGTAGCGTCAAGAGCGTCTCTTAAGCCGTCATTGAATCCAGTTCCGAAAGCTACTTGCAACTGCGTTAGGTTGTCTTTCATATTCGACAACTTGCCCTCTGTGGTGCTAGCTAGCCGCGCCATTGCTCCTTGCGTTTTAGTTAATACGCCTTGTAGCTTTGCCAGTGCTTGCTCGCTGCTCAATGTTGCCGCTTTTCCTGTTTTTTGCGCTGCCGCCAATCCTTCAAATTCTCGCTTAACGTCACCCGTAATAAGTCCAATTTCCACAAGTCTATTTAAGCTCTCGCCTGCACTTGTGCCGCTTGTTACAGCCCCGAAAATTCTTCCAATATGCAACGCTACTTCTTGCAATGGATTGCCAGAAATAGCTGCCGCATCACCCACCATGCGCAATCCATCACCGATTGCCAGCATGTCGCCACCAACGTTTTGCAACTGTTTGCTAGTTGCTGCTAACTCTGCAATTTCAAACGGTGTTTCCGCCGCAAACTTCACGATTTCTTCCATGCGCTTCCCCGCTGCATCCGCCCCGCCAAGCAGCGTTTCAAATTGCATTGTGAGAGATTCGATATTACTTGCCGCTTTCGAGCTACTAACAACAAACGCCGTCAATCCCGCCGCCCCCGCCGCGCCTAATGCTGCCAATCCCGCAACGCCGCCAGCAGCCGCGCTGCCAAGGCTCGCAATCGAGCCTTTAACGCTTCGCAGCGTCTTCTCCAAGTGCGTTGCGTTGCCGCGAATATCTACGGTAAATGCCATACTTCTTCTAATTCGCTGGTGTCAATTTCATGCGCTGCAAATGATAGCGGTTCATGCTGTATTGTCTCAATCTCTTTTCGGTAAGTCTTCGCTCCTTTGCGGTAAAGGATCGCATGAAACAGTTCCGCCTCTTCGTCGATTGGTAGCATTAGGCGCGGCGGG